AGACGCCTGAGCCTGTTTCGCCTGTTACAGCAGCAGCTAAATTAGCACTTGAAGGAGTTTCAAGGAATGTAGCTACGCCTGTACCTAAACCAGTAACACCTGTACTTATTGGTAGGCCTGTACAACTTGTTAAAGTACCGGATGCCGGTGTTCCTAGAGCAGGTGTAGTTAAAGTAGGTGAAGTTAAAGCATTAACAGCCTCAACAAAATTAGTACCGTCGAAATAAATAACTTTTTTAGCGCCTATTGCAAAGGATACGCCTGCACCACCTAGAGCTATGAAATTAAGGGCTGCGTTAGAGTTGTTATGGACAATATAAATTTTACTACTAGCAGGCGCTGTGATAGTTCGGGTAACTCCGGGGGTTCCGGTAGCAATAATAACCATCTGACGGGATTGATCTGAACTACCATCTTGTTTAGATAAAGTTACATCCCCTGCTGTAACACTAACAGACACTGACCCTGATATTGCCTCTTCTATAAGCGTACCAAGATTAGTATTATTTGTAGTACCCCATGTATTTGCTTGTTCGCCAGTAGCTATAAGTTGTATACGTAAGTTTGGTGAATAGGTTGATGCCATAATGCAAGCCCTTAGTTAATTATTAAAACTGCAGTAGCCGCAGAGGGAGAAGGGAAAGTAACTGTAAAATCTTTGTTGTCTGTAGTATAAGTTCCACCAAAATTTAAAACACATACGGCTTTATTTGTTTTTGTGGAGTTATAAATTAAAGCCCCCGCTGCCGCCATAGTAGAGGCTAACCAAACAGAGTCATCAAAGTCTATGTACACAGTAGTACCAGAAGTAGTAACCCCTTGACCCACTAATATATTTCCCCCAGCACTATAGCCGCCTGTAGCAGGGCATTCATTATCAGTAGTGTATATCCCAGTACTACTATTTAGAGTAGCTTCATAGGTAAAAAGTGCAATTTTAAATACATCCCCAGTAACTGCAGTAAAATCATGTATCCCTGTTAAAAGCTCTGATTTAAATGATGCACAGATATCTTGAGTTATCATTTTAATTTACCTTGTCCCTAACCTGAGTAACCCTATAAGAGTCTTGACGGTTTTTACCATCACCTAGTTGTTTGAGTTCTACCATTACTTGGTCAAACTTAGATTGATAAGCCTGTATAAGCTCAGCTTCACCTTTTAAAAACACATACCCTTCAACAAGTGCACCCCATAATAAAGCATTAGGGAAGTTATCCCCTACCCACGTAGTACCTAAAGGCGCATCTACAATAGACTGAGGGTAAGCAAAATAGTGTAGTTCTGTTGTATAGGTACTGTCAGGTGTAGGCCCTAGTAGCATCTGTGTGTTATCAAAAAGACTGTAGTACTGGGGTATACCTGTAACAGTAGGGTAAGGAAAAGCTTCTCTAATATAATTTACATCTTTGTTTAGTAGGTACTGATAAGTAGCAGTAGGTATTAAGTTTACTGTTGTATTAGGTACAACCGCTAAAGAAAAAACAGATAAAAAATCTACTGGAAGGTCTATATAAGGGTCTCCTAAAGTACAGGCGCTACTAACACTTTTTCTAAACGCAGGGAGCTGTACCGAGTTATTAATAATAATCTCAGTGTTTCTAATAAAGTTGTCGATATTTGCAACAAAAGTAGGCTCTGCCCCATCCCCTACGTACTCTACCATAAGGTATTGTTGGATTGCAGTTGTCAGCTCATCGTAAGTCATGGTTAGCCCATTTTACTAGAAGCCATTGTGCCTCTAATAGCTGCACCAGTACCGCGTACCTTAACTGTTTTCTTGTTATCTATCTTTACAGGGTAGCCATTGCCTACAGGAGTAGGTACAGATTTTACTCCACTGTACTCAGCAGAACCTTCAGTATGTTTTTTAGTGTCGTATTTAGCCATGTTATGTCTCAGTAATTGTAATGAACACACTATTTAGTGTAATGTTAAGTTGTTGTGTTGCTACTGGATTAAAAGCAAATAACCCCCGTGAAGCATCTAAATTAGTATCTGGTCTAGGTTCACGTAGAGCTTGTGGGTCATTAGCTACCTTTTGAGCACCTATAATACCTACCCAGTTTTGAGGGTGGTCTATCTCCCAACACTCTGGACAAACCCTCTGGTTAATAACTTTACCTAAAACTACATACTTTTTAAGTTTTTTAAGGGGGAACCTAAAGTTGCATTTATCACAAAAACCAAACGCTTTCTTCTCACTAGCAAATGGACTTGCCATTACCAGCCTCCACCAATAGACCCGATACGTGGTACAAACCTAACAGCTACACGTTGCCTATCTTCATCAGCTGCCAGTTCAAAAGCTTCCTCATATAACTGTTTAAGCATCGGTATCTTAGCTTCTGCTTCTGGTGTTTTAATAGCAAGTTGATAAGCGAGCCCAGCAGTCATAGCTTCTAAGAATCTAAAGGGGATATCCAGTGTGTTTGCACCTGTATTACCCGCATCTTGCATCCTACGTAACCGCCAATAGACTAGAGTATACCCCGTAGTATTAGGTAAAGGCCATATTTTTGCTGTTGGTATTGGAGACTGCCTATCAACAAATAACTGAATGGGCCTGCCTTGAGCCAGCTTGTTAGGGATAGTAGCATAGGTAGAGATACTTATCCGGGCTATTTGTAAGTCTACTTGATTAGCTTGACTGCCCTCGTTCTGCCGCACTACGGTCTCTATTAAGTCTATAGTATCTTCAGGTAATGCATAAGTGCCAACACCAACAAGTAGTGGTATCTCGCCTGAGTCAATAGTCCATAAGTTAAGTCCACGATTTGCCCAAGATGCTAAGAGATAATTAAGACTCCTCCTAGCAGTACGGAACTGATAGCCTGTACGAATCTCAACACCTACACGCTCGTAGGCCTCTTCCATTATTTCGGCAATATCTGGGTTGAATGTAGTAAGGCCGGAAGTGCTCATAATTACCTTTGTTGAGGTCGTTGTAATGGCATAGAAGTTGGATTACCTTGTACCTGCAAACCTTGTGGAGGTCTATACTGCGATAACATAGGGGGTTGTCCAAAGTTTTGGCTTTGTAACGGTGTCTGCATTGGGGCTACTGGTTGACCACCTACACCTGCATCACTACCACTAGCATCAAAACCCATATTAGGGCCATTAGCTGTTTGAGGTTGATTAGGTGCACCTTGTTGAGGATATTCCATAGAAGGTTGGTTGGGTGATGCAAAGTTATTGTAGGTGCTCTGAGTATTAAACTGAGGCATAGGGTTAGCGGGCGCTTGAGCGCCATACTGAGGTACTTGAGTACCTACACCATTTTGAGGCCATACAGTACCCCCATCAGCAAATGTTTGAGCAGGAGCTGCAGGAGCAGGAGGAGGCCCGCCACTCATTAAACTATCCTACCTTTGGTACGGCCTTTAGTAGCACAACCATCACCTTTACTTACAGAACCACCTGTAGCAAATTTCTTCATTTCAGGCTTCTCCATCTTTTCACCTTTAGCGTATTGCATGGGTGAAATCTTACCTGACTTAATTGCTTTAGCTTCTTTTAACTCTTCAGCAACGGTGTCTTTACCACGAAATAATTTTTTTAAGTCTCGTTTAGCCATTACCGCATTGCTCCTTTTGTATGACCTTTAATAGCGCAGCCGTTACCACGTGATATAGACCCACCACATTTCTTTTTCTGCATATCTTCAGGGCGCATCACATCATTAGCTTCATCAGATACTTTCTGTCTAGGTGCTGGTTTAGGCGTAGGTCTAGGAGTTGATCTTGGTGTAGCTGAAGCTCTTTCTACATCAGCTGAATCACGGGCTTCTTTACTTAAACCCCCGCCTGCACCAAACCCTTTAGTACTACCACCGCATTTAAAACCTGCAGGTTTAGCAGAACGCATAGCGCCTAATTGAGCTAAGTCAGGTGTTGGAGCACCTCGTTTAATTATTTTAGCTTTAATTGTATCTTTCTTTTTTAGCGGAAACATACCCGCTTTAGTTTTAACCATATCAGATTTACCTCTAGCTTTGTCTTGAATGTTTGAAATACCACGTGAAGGGCGAGTCATATTAGTTAGCCTATACTATTTAGTTCCACAGTTCCACCTTTTTAATGACGCTGCTTTACGAGTCGGGTTACCTTTCTCATCTTTCATTGGGCCTTTGGATGCTTCCATTCTTGAGCAAAATGATTTCTTTCTACCCTCATCCGCTTTGGTTTTAGGATTTGGAGCAGGTGCCTTTAAGTTAGAGCCGGTTGCCGCATTGTACTTGTCTCTGCCCGCTTTGGTCAAACCTGCGCCTTTAGATACAGGGAGCTTTTCGCCTCTACCAACTGATAATACGGGTGCCTTTTTAGTAGCCATAATTTAAGGTTTAATAAAATTAAGTATCCATGCAATCAGACTACCTATCGCTGCCCCAAAACCACCAACCATCATCATCATTTTCCATCCCCCTTGAGCTTCTGCGAGTGTCTTACTAATATCTTGCAGAGTTTTTTTAACCTCAACCATATCTTCAGTCATTCTATCCATATCGGCCTGTAGATGCTTAATATCAGAGCCGTGTTCCGCTAACTCTCTAGCGGTACGCACTTCAGGGTCAGTCGCTCTTTGATGTTCCATATTTTATCACACTACAGGTGGTACTGTTAAAACAACACTCGGATCAACCTCAGAAATAACAGGCTCTTCAACTAGAATAACCTGAACCAAACCCAAGCCTGCTAGGGCTGCTTGCCAATCGTCAGACCTCACCCATTTAGGCCAAGGCGTATTTACAAGCGCATCCACTTCTTCATTGCTAAAAGGGCCGGATGTAAAGTAATGCGTCACAGGTAACAGGCCATCTGAACTAGCTTGTGCGTTAAAGTATTCGGTGGTGGTTACGTCTTGCGCTTTAGTTCGATCTTCAGCTAAAACGATAATCGTGCAGTTAGTGAAATTTGTCATTAGAAAGTGATTCCTGTTTTGGTAGCCATGTATTGTTCGGTTTGAGTTACAGAAGCTGTGTCAGATTGTGCGCCTCGAATTACAGCACCGTAGAATTGTCCGTTGAGGTGTGAGCTTGTACCGGCTCGTGCAAATAAGTAGAGTGGATAGTTACCGAAGTTGCCACTTGCTGTTGGAGTTAATGTAGTTTGTTTATCTAATCCATTCACTCGAAGGTTTATTGATCCGGGTATTATTAACATTTGTCCCGATAAAACATTAGATATCGGTGCTGAATAACCTAATGTTGATGCGTTTGTATTGCTAGTTGGTGTTACAAGATAAAAAGTATAACTATCCGATGATCCTCCTGAGCAGTCTGCAACGAAAGAGCCGGGGTTGATAGTCGGAGAAGAGCTTAACTCACCAATAATTGCTCTTGTTGCATCACTCAACTTCCTAACCCCCGTCACCACAGTCATCTTATCCGTAGCTGTAAAGTCAATGGAGTTAGTAGACATTGCGCTTGATGTACCGTTAGCTTTTAGATACAGCGGAAATCCTACACTGTCGTAGTCTGATGCTGTGTTGACACGCTGGTAAGGTGGTAGTAGTGCGCCTGAGTTCGTGGGGCGTAGATCTGGGTTAGTTGCATTTATGAATGCGCCTACTGAGTTTCCGCTTATTTCACCGTAAGGTGCGTTAAAGGTGTTTCCAGTCGCAGCTGAGGCAAGCATTACTCCAAAATACCTTAGCACTGATGTCGTGCAAGAAACAACGGCTGATATTATATAAAACCCATCACTATCTGGGACAATACTTTGATTTGTTATTGTAATTCCTACGCCTAAACCAGTTGCAGATTGTCCAACTGACGGAGACAAAGTGCTAACATTAAAAACAATAGTTGCCCAATAACTGACTGTACCTTGTATGTTTAAAGCAGCATAATTATTTGTACCAGCTTTAACTTTACATCTTAATGTGTATGAAGCAATTGGTAAATTTGACCCATTATCTTTATAAAGATACGCGATTGTTCCGGTTGCGGTAATTGTTGTTGGCGTTGCTGTGACTGTTGCCTTAACCCAATCTGTTGCACTAAAATCCTCCGTCTTAGTTAATAGGTTCACCCTCGAACTCAGTATCGGGCGGTTAGCGGAGGTGGGTTGAAATGCGTGGTTGCCTGCTATTTGGCGGACGGATAGTGAGCGTACAACTCCTGATGTTCCAGCTTCCCCTGTTTGAATTTGAATAAATGGGTCTGATGCAATTGTCCCAATTTTTAGAGTTATTGTTCCTGTGCTTGTTATTGGTGCCGAACTGGTTCCACCTATCCTTGCTCTAAAAGAACCAGACGTAATAGTATCTATAACTAATGTAACTTGATAAAATTTTCCAGCACTAATTGTTGTTGACGAGGTTTGGTATGGACCTGACCCAACAGGCGCGGAACTAAAAGTACAAACCCCCCCACTGATAACCGATCCTGCCTGAAGCGTCCACCCAGTAGTCCCATTACTAAAGTCCCCATTAGTCACCAACTCAGCACCTAGCGCCAGACCTTTCGACTTATCGAGCATTAGCCCGACTGGTTGTTCAAGTGCGGTTACAGGTATAGTACCTGCGGAGTCTTGGAATAAGACAGGTTGAGGTTGGTAAGTGTAGTAATCTTGTATGCCGTCAGTGATCTTTTGGTAAGTTGAGGGTGTGCTTCCGGTTTCGCATTGACCAAAACAAATATCTACCGCATCACCACTTACACTTATATTTACTCCGAAATATGCTGTCCCTGAAATAGATACAGATGGGACATTTAACCTGCTCCATGTGCTTGTAACGCTAGTAGTTACATCAACTAAGTTATTAGTGGCATTGCGTATGTAAATTAAACCTCCACCTGTTTTTCTACGAATATAGATCGTTTGTGCTGAATATCCGACTGACGCGAAAGAGGTAAAGATAAGTCCATTATTTGCGGTTGCACTTACTGTTGTCGCTAACGCCCCACCAAAAGCGTCATCTACACCCGTAGTTAGCGTAGTATTTGAAAAGCTCCAAGCCAAAAAATCATTACTCCGCAACAGCAGATTCCTACGCCAATTAGGTAAGAAATCACTGGGGTCGTACCATGCACCTTGTTCTCCTTTTGCGAACCAATTAAGAACACTAAAGAAAGACACATACTCATACGGGCCACCTACACCACCATAGGCAATAACACCCGTTGCCGTTCCTGAAGAAGTGTTCGTATAATTAGCAACTCCAGCAACGCCAACACCCATATTAACCGCCTACCAATCCAGCTTGAATTAAAGTTAAATTAACAGAACCACTACCCGCTGATATGTTAATACGTATTGCACTAACAGGGAACGCATAGTTACCGTCACCAGTAGCTGTAGCAGAAGTAAAGTTAGGATGATTAAACCAAGTGCCTGAAGCAGGCACGTAGGTAGGGGAAAATACATCATCAAAAGTATGTTGAATATTATAAGTAGCAGTACCTGAGACTACTGCACCGAAGCCCACATTAAAGGGGCTAATATAATGATCTAACGGAGTAGGAGCAGACACCCCTACTCCTGTAACGGTAGCAACTTGTCTTCTCATTTCAGTCTCCTACTTATTGAGCGTCGTAGGTAGAACGATCGTCTGGTTGGGTGTATTGAATCGTAACAACTATTTTACCCGCAGAAGCAGCTGTACCAGTAAGTGTCAGTGTTACCGCCAAAGGAGACACAGGAAAAGAGCCAGTGATAGAAGATGAAACATCCCCTGCCGCTGCTGATGTGTTGTACCAGTTGACAGCTTGCGCTGCTGTAGGGGCGGTAGGGGCGGTAAAACCAGCGGTACTAGCAACAAAAGTAGTGGCGTATTCAGTACCAGCAGCGGTTTTGCCTATTGTGACGTTGCTAGAAGTACCTGCATTATATGCAACAGGAATCAAACCTACGATATTTATAATACGGCTTCCAGCAGGGAGATAAATAATTTTTGTGGTAGTGACTGTATCGCCAGCGGTAAAATCAAATACAGCATTTTGGTTTAAGACAACAGTACCGACATCTTTATAAGTGTTGTATTTAATATCGCCAGCTTTAATTGGGCCTGAGAATGTACTTCTTGACATGGTAGTTCCTTCATAGAAAGTTAAAGCCTAATAGTCTTCTATGCGTCTGTCCGAGGGCAGTCTATTAAGCCGAAAAGTGTCTCGGTATGGACTTACTTATACTAGCTTTTTATGTAGGGTGCAAGTGTTTATTTCTTCAATCTTTTGTCTTTCTTATAATCCTCTTTCATACAAGCTACGCAAGTGCCTTTTACCTTACGAGGAGATATATGATTTCTATCACAAGGGATACCTGTAAAGTACATTTTTGCACCTAACTCTTTAGCAACTTGTCTAGTTCTAGGATAATCTAAAAACTCTTCAGGTATCTCAGGTGCTACGTTCTGAGGGCCGTCAGTATAGGACAACACCCAACCTGCTAGTGCCCCAAATTTAATAGGTTTACCTGATTTACACACCCTTATAATAGTACCTACCGCTACCCCTAATGTATCCCGCATCTCTGTTAAACTGTTAAATGTTTTTGTAGACCCGTCAGGTAGTATAGCTTGTATAGGTCTTTGTAAGTCATCTGCATTTGTTGGGCGTTTACCATAAAAATGGGAGTCCGCGCCCTTTCTAGCGGCTACTCTTATCTTTACAATACCCTCAGGTGAAACCTTTCTACCTATAGCTTTTTTAACTCCTCGTTGTGTGTTCCCTATCCTTGTCTTAGTTTCTTCACTTCTTGGTACCCCATGCAATACAGATTTTATTCCTTTTGGCACTTTTTGTGCTGCTTCTTTTAACTTCACTTTTGTCTCATCAGTATGAGTTTTACCTCTCATCGGAGCACTTGCATCGGTAGCCCAATTATAGCAACAGGGTTTACCAGCATATTCATCTAACCAAACTTGTTCCGCGGCTAATAAATCTTCTGGGGCATTTAACTGCTCCAACACTTCAAATTTAAAATAGTCTTCCCCATGTTCATTCCAAGCTTTTTGTAGAAGTGGGCTTTGGTGTTTACCTACTCGTAGCCGCCTTTTATGTGCTTGAAACCTAACTCTAGCATCTATAGTGCTCCCTACATAAAATGAGTTAGTCACCACATTGCGTATTTTATATATTACATTTTTCATATCTATCTCCGTTATTAAGCTTACGAGTGATAGTATATAGGGGTTGTGACAAAATCACAAATTTTTATTTTTTAAACATAAAAAAGGCTCCCGAAGGAGCCCTTAATATAACCTAAGTCATTGATTTACAAGCTTAAGCGCCTGAAGAACCAAACACACCAAGATAGTCACTAAAACCGAAACTGTAGCGTTCACGAGCTTTATATCTAGAGTTGCCCGTATCAAAGTCACTGTCCATTGATGTAGCTAATGGAGTTCTAACAAAATGTTTCAGGCCATTTGGCACGTCAGTCAAAAGGAACCAAGCGTTAGGGTCAGTCAACCAAGGGTTGACAGTATAACCACCGGGGATTGAACCGTTGTTAGCCATTGCATTGATATCATTGTCTGCAGTACCAACACGTAATTCAGTCTCTAACAAACGAGTTGCTACAAATTGAAGTGATGGAGGTAAGACAAGTTTCTTTGGTTTAGAAGCAATCAACAAACCACGCTCATCTGTCCACAAACTGATTTGAATAACAGCAGATTCCAAAGAAGTCTCGTTAAGGTCAGCAGGGGTAGAAGGTACGTTAGAGATTGTTGCACCAAATGTTAAAGGGTGTGCACTGTTACATAAAGATTTACCATCACCACCAACAGCGGTAGTAAAAGCATTGTTTAGTACAGCGGCACCTTTAACTTCTTTAGTGTACGCCATAGCGCGGGCCAAAGCCTTTGTATAACGAGCAGATAAAGAGTCATAAAGGTTATCTTCAATAGCTTCTTCAGTAAGAGAAAAACCTAAAGCGATAGTTTCATGGGTGTAGCGAGTAGACCAAGCTTCTTGAGCATTGTCATAGGCGATAGCAGAGCCTTCATTTTTAACGCCAGCAGCGCCAAAACCCGACAATTTTTGTTCTTCTTCAAATGAACGATCAGAACTCTCAGTTTCATAAATATCTTTGTACTTCTCGCCATATCGCTCATATTCCAAACCGAATAAAGCGTTAAGACCGGGAAGCAGTTCTTTTAGTAGTTGTGCGCGTGAAATAGCAGCCATTTAATATCTCCTTAAAGTCCCAAAGCGGTGCGGTAAGCGTGTAATCCAGCTGTATAAATAACTAGGACTTGTTGAAAAGTACCGTCAGATAAGGCACTTTCAGGAACTACGTCAATGATACGGAATGGTAGTGTAGCTGTTACGGCAATAGAAGCGTAGTTTAAAGACACTGTACTATTACCTGTAGCTGTATTTACTAAAGCAGTATTTTGATAGTAGCCTATGTTAATACCAACATCAGCTCTAGTAGCAGCACTTGCAGTGTAAACCACACCTGAAGCATTAGTTAAAGTAGCAACCATAATAATATCTGGATCATCAGATACAACAGCAAAAGCATCAGCAGAAACAGTACCTGCAGGCCATTGTTGGTTGTTAAGCTTATACTTAAGGGCTGGGTCAGTGTAGGTACAGCCCAAAAAGATACCCATTGGTTTTAAAGCAAAAGCAGCATAAGCAGTTGAAACTGTAGTATCAACACGAGTTATATTACCACTAGCATTAACAGTTACTAAATCACCATAACCAATACCTGAAGCGTAACCAGATGCAATCGGGATAAGCCGAGTTGCTCCTGCATAAGGACGACCACCCAACAAACCTTCTGGGATTAAGCCGTTAGGAGCGGGTACATAAACATTAGCCATATAAATTCCTAATTAATTAAGTGGTTCTTGACAATCAAGAGCCACGACCAAATGAAACCTTAGAGGATTTCTCTGAAAACAGAGGCATTCTAGGGTCATTTTCACGGAGAAAGTTGTTATCAACAGACTCCACCGAAGCGTTAGACATATTAGCGTAATAGACTTCACGAGCTTTTGCGTTTTCAACCGTAGACTTACACAAAACTAGCCCGCCAATCTCTATTAATCCTTGGGGTTTTAACCCAAAAGCAGCAAAATCAGACAACATCTCAGGATGATCCTCAGCTTGACATGGAACCCAACCTTCACGTTTAGCCTTAGCCATATTTGCAGGGTCAGCTGCTCCCATCATTGATACTCTCTTCCAGTGAAACACGTAGCCGTCTTGTGGGTCAGGTGAAGGCAAGTCATGTGCTGGCTTCCAAGATACCGGACGTACTTCTTTTTCGCGTGTTTCTGTAGAACGTAATGCTCTGTCATTCTGAATATTAGCCATTTACTTTTTGCTCCTTTGCTTTGTACTTGGCATAGACCTCTAAAGGCACACCAAGACGTTTTGCTATTGCGACTTCTGAATTGTTTAATGTGACTTTTCTTGCTGCAGTAGTTCTACCTACCGATGCCACAGGCGACGATTTCTTTCTGTCGAAGTTTTTTGGGAATATTTCCCGTATGCGGGAGTCTACTCGCTGATAATATTCATCAGAGGTAGGGTCTACACCGGATTTAACCAATTTTTCGTGCAGGCCGTAAGCGAAGGCGGTCATCTCTTCATCTTTACCAAACCAAGGGTTTTTTCCAGCCCAATCCTCGGCTTTATAATCTCTTGGTGGCGCTTCTGGCGCTGATTGTTGAGGAATATATACATCATTTCTTTCTTGCTGTAAAGCTTTATTTACAGTCGGAGGTACTAATGTTGATAATTGACGTTTTTGGTTAGCAACTTCACTTAACTCTTCCTGAGCTTCCAATACACCGTCTGTATCCCCTGTTTCAAAAGCTACCCGATACTTATCTTGAGCGATTCTATGTGCATACTCAAGTCTACCTGATGCTTCTTTAGTATACTCTTGGTGCCCCCAGTTAAGGGTATTTTTAAGCTGCTCGTTTTCTGCAAGTATAGTTTGGGCTATACGTATAGCTTCTGCATTCTGACGTTCTAGGGCTTCTTTAGCACGTCGCTCATCGTGATACTTGTGTTGTACCTGATTAATGCGTTTTTGTACGCTCTTTGAATAAGACTCTAATTCTGCATCGTCGTCATCAGAATAAACTAACTTCTCTCTGCCTTGGTCTTCTTCAGGCGTATCATCGACAATATCAATCTCATACTCACTATCATCATCGTCAAATGCTACTATATCGTCATCATATTCTTCACTCATACATTACTCCTAGTATGCTCTACCAATGCCGCGAGGATCAGACACAGTACCTTCAATCATGTCGTCATTAACCAAGATAAACTCTTCTCCATCTACAGAAAACCGAGAACCCCTATAAGCACCAATTAATACAAAGTCTCCTTCTTTACACCAAGAACCTGTAGGGAATTTAGCTTTGTCTTTATAGGCCATATCACCTACCTTAAGTACCATGCATACAACTGCCCCTGCCTCTTCTTTCTTTTTAAAAGAATCTGGCATTTCAATACCACTAGCTGTTTTATCAACGACTTTAGGTTTAATCAGTAATAATTTATAACCTACGGGATCAGGTAGCCTTTCAGCTAAGCTTTCACCTTTTTCAATGGTAGCATTTGTATCAATATTTCCTACTTTTTCCGAACTCATTAGTTTTCTTCCTCAGTTTTCTGCAGGTCTTTTAAACGATTTAATGATAAGGACAGACCCGAAATAGTCCCTACCAATAGCTTATAAGAAGGAAAGTCTTCCACACGACCTGCTATTAATGCAGTTGAATGGGCAACAATCTCTTCCTCTAATTCTTTACGCAATACATCTAGTATCGTTGTCATCTTTTACCCTTGTGGTGGCATCGGTGGTGGAGCTTGTTGTGGTTGGGGGGCTGGTGGAGCTGATGGTGCTCCTTGTGGCCCTGCTGGTGGAGCCATTTGATTTTGAGAAGTTATATGTTGTGTAACTATATCCATGCCTTTAAAAAGCCCTTGAACTTTAGAGTCTTCGCCTTGAAGCATTAATTTAGCCTCGTTATTTAGCATGGCTATCTCTTTACTCGCATCAATCTTTTTAAGCTCAATCTCCTTCTTGTTATTTATCTCTTGCTCTTTTAGTTGTAGTTCTTTTTGCTGCATTTGTACTACAGGGTCTTGAGCTTGCTGTTGGGCTTGTTGTTTAGCCTGTTCAGTTTGATTTACTTGTAGTAGTTGTTTAGCTGCATCTGCAGACAATTTAGCAAGTTGTGCTTCTAACTCAGGCCCTAATTTCTCACCTTCAGGCGGCAATACTGTACCTAACTGAGTCTCTATACCACGACGATATTGAAAACCTACATGCTCCATAATGTGTGACATTAAAGCCTGTTTAATAACAGCTGCCTGCGGATTTTGGCCCATAACAGCCGCTATCTTAGGGTCGTTTATCATACTTTGGTGTACTGCTAAATGAGCATCATGGTCTTGGTCAATAAAAGCTTTTACAGGCTTCATTTTGAGCACTTCCATATTTTCAGTAACAGGGTCAGTAGGCTCTTGGTCTTCTTCAACTAACACTATTTTATCTGCATCTTTAATACCCATTACTTCAAGCATTTGACGGTGTAATACAGGTAAGTTATATATCTGAGGCGATTGTTGAGCTAATTGAATAGCTGCTTGGTACTGAATAATGCGTTGCGCCATAGTACTGGCGTTAGGGTCAGATACCGGAATAATATCAACTTTGTCGTAGTCATCTTTTTTAGCAGTTGGAGCTACGTTATACTCAGGGTTGTAGTCATAAGTAGGGGCTGTATAGTCTCTTACCAAGGCAGCTATTAATTTAAACTCTTGCTCCATTGAGTAGTGAACACGTGCTTGTACTGCTGACATTACCTTTAGAGTCCGTTCTAAAATTGCCAGTGTAGTACCTACAGGTGCTTCCCCGTTCATACCTTCTAGCTTAACATCAGTAACCGCTGCAAGTCTTCTACCTTCCTCAACCACGTTTTGCAGTAGAGAAAATAGTGTTTGACTAGGCTCTTTATAAGGAAGTGGTAAGATATTATCTTTAATATTACTTGAAGGGACATCTACATCTCGCCACTCGCCCGGCATAATGGGGGTATCGTCACCTTTAATCCTAAGCCCTCTGGATTTTAAACCACCGGGAAGATTTGACAGTGTACCTGCATCTATTAACTGACGAACGATTGAAGTCGCTGATTTAGCGAACCCACCTATAAGATGAATAAGACCATAACCATAAGCACCAAATCCGGGGATGTAAGTATATTGTACAAAATGTTGTTTAGCTTGTTTAAGAGGGTCGTGTTCATCATAGTTACGTCTAATAGATAATATTTCTTGTGAGCCTTGTTCTACAGTAACTACATAAGGAAGTGCTATACCTGTCTGTTCACCTGTCTCATCATCAATATCTTCAAACCCTACCAAGTCTATCTCAACTTGCATTTCCAAAAGCTTGTAGCGGTTATCATAAGTTGCTTTATAACCGTCAGTCTCGTCTTTGCGTTTCTGGATGTCATCAGTATCTTTAGTGGGGTCGCCTAAGTCTACATCACGATAAAACTCAGCATATTGTAGTTTCTTAACGTCGTTTTTAGTCTTCCGCATGACATGCGTCAAGCGTTCTGCTGTACGTGCATCAGATGCACCATAAGGAATATATAAGTCCTCTGCAGGTACGAACATGCTCACTTGTCTGTTTATAGCAGGGTCAAAATAGACCTTTTTAAATGCAGCCCCCGCTAGGGCTAGTGACCATAACATCTTCTCATGCTCAGGTCTGAACTCAGTCATCTTTTCAGTCAACTGGTAATTCATGTCTTCCACCACACGCGCTGCCGCATGTTGAGTCTCTACGTCGTCTTTACCAATAATGCGAGACTTAACAGGCCCTTGTGCTGGGAATGTTTCTGATATCATCTCACTTTGAAACCGTATTGCCGCTTCTGTTAGCATGGGGTGGTAGACACCACAAGCACCTTGCCAAGGCTCAGACCGCTCTTCTATTTTTAAGCCTAGTAAGTCAAGACCATCTATATAAGTAGACTCCCAGTCTTTTCTAGCCATTTTGTCGTTATTAAAGTCATCTAACAAGTCAGACACAAGAGAAGCCATATCAGACTCATCCATATATTCTGCAAGGTTTGCATCAAATCCGGGCTCTTGTTCAGCTTCTACATCTACTTCAACATCTACAGGGTCTAACGGGTCGCCAATATCAACGGTAATAGGCTCATTCTCATCTTCCATTAAAAACGGGCTTTGCGGGAGCATTGCTTTAACGATATTATCTGGTACAGACATGTGTTACCTTCTAGTGTATTTATTAATAGTAAGTCGATTTTCTGGACTTATAAGCCCAACTATCTTCGTTTATATTATCATCCTTAGCAGAACCAATAAAACTCCCTGACCGAAAGCGGGCAAGTGCGAGTGTGGTAGCATCAACAAAATCATCGTTCCTACCTGCTGGGAATGAGGCAATCTCATCTATAACTTCTTCTGCCCAACGTGTTTGTGGAGCCCATACTTTACCTGATGCAAATATATCAGACACCGCATTTAACCGACTAATCTTATCTTGTCCACGTGAGGGTGTAAACTCTTGAACAGGTATCCCCATTCTTCTTAGCTCATATATTAGAGGTGCACCTGATGCTTTTTTCTCAATAATAACACCGTCAGGCTGCCACTCTTTGTAAAACTCTAAGGTCTTTGCCTTAAGCTCAGGGAACTCTAAGCGTTCACGCCATGCTTCTAATAGTATTAAATTGGGCTGGTCTCCGTCTTCAGGGTTGTTCCAAACGCCAAAAATAACAATAGCACTGTAATCTGCACTGGTCTTCTTCTCAAACGCTGTATCCATTGACATCAGCAGAAACTCACAGTCAGGCGGGTTCTTTTTTGTCCAAGGCTTCCACCATTCTCGTTTGACAATAGCCGTTGATTCTGAAGTGGGTTGTTGTTGGTACTGTGCTTGCCATTTACCCGACGGAATTTCAGCTTTAACAGCCGCTAGTTCTTCAAGAGGCCAAAACTCAGGCCATAACGGTTTACCACTGGGTAGTATGGCAGGGAACTCAATAACCTCCCACTTATCCCCACCCATAGCCGCTGACTCTAGTATCTGCCCCGTTAAGTCGCGTAATGACCATCTGGTCATAATAATAACGATAGCCCCACCCGGTTGTAACCGCTGCCTTGGGCCTGATGAATACCAACTAAAGACTTTATCGTATACTTCAGGGTTGTACTGTGCAATAACAGCATCCCCCTCACTGTGAGGATCATCAATAATAAGTAAGTCTGCACCTTTACCCGTTACCGCACCATTAATACCAATAGCGAAATAATCACCCCCCGCATTTGTATTCCAACGCCCAGCCGCTTTTGAGTCAGTTTGTAGGCCTACACCCGGAAATATGGACTGATACTCTTCAGAACCCACCAAGTTTCGCACTTTACGACCAAAGCCTACGGCAAGCTCTGCAGTATGTGAGCATTGGATAACCTTCTTATCAGGAAAGCGCCCTAAGAACCACGCAGGTAATAGATAAGAACCAAACTCAGATTTAGTATGCCGAGGCCCTAGATTAATAATAAGTCGTTTGCACTCACCGTTAGCTACTCGTTCAAATTCTTTTGCTATACGTGCATGGTGTCTACCATATATAAAACTAGGCCACACTGCATTTACGAACGGTAGGAATTTCTTCTGGGCTTCTTCACGAGTCTTTCTTTTTTTAAGTTCGGCAACAAGTGTTGCAAGTCGTGTCTTATCCGATTCAGAAAGGGTAGCTAGTTTATCTTTCACACACTCCCCCTTAATTCTTCATCTGTAATCTCAGCTTGTTCAATACGTTCACTTTCTATAGCACGTAGCTCACCTAAAGAATATGTTGCCAGTAATGTTGACAGTTCAGACTCTAGTTCTTTAGTGGGTTTATCGTTGGTAGATATTTCAATCTTGGTACTAAATAACCCAATCTCTGTCACCTTACCTAGCATCTCAAGGGCTTTAATAGACAACTTAGGGTCTTCATTTTCTGCCAGCTCAAATAACTTAAAGATTAAATACTGACGCATCTTATTAGTTGAGTTACTGAGGTTATAGTCAAACTTCTTTAAAAGCTTTTCGAGTGCTTTAGCGGCACCGGATGTAGTAGGTACAAGGGGGGCATCGGGTTGTTCAAGAAAAATACTTAACGCCTCATTCCTCTCTCTATAAGTAAACTCAGGAAGTGTTGAGGGGTCTGCACCATTACTAATTAAAAAGTCTCTATCTTTAAACACTTTTTTAGCATGTGCACGTGTAGCTTCACTGTCCCTAATGACAGGCCGTAATAGCACTTCAATTTCAAATTCAGAGGTCATGTGTTTCCGTTAAGCGCAGAACTTACGTTCAGATGTTTTATAGCCTAGCACAAAACTTAAATTTTTGTAGAAAATTTTTTACCTAAAGGCACTTATTTTTGGGGTGGGGGGTATTTTCCCTAGTACTTGTGTGGTTATTACTGGTTGTATTAGTGCAATTTTGAAAATAATAGTAATTGTTTGTACGTAACATAGTACTACACACATGTGGGACTCCAAACTCAAAAAGGGGGTCACCCCACCCGTACCCTCGCGCCCGCGCTAATATATACACGCGTACACGCGCTTCGTTATACACACCGATTTCAATCGACAATGCTTGACAACCTATGACAACATGTGTAGAATAGTTCACAGTTGATTGACAACCAACCAAACCACTTACAAGGTTATACACGTATAACCAACTTAATTACTTAATAGGACAATTTAACATGACAAACAATAATATTACTGCTGTATCTCTAGTTTCTGCTTTATTCATTGCTATTGACGCGCATCAATTAGCAGCCGACACCTTGAATTTAACTTATGTTAGCCGTGATGCAGCTTTGACGGCTATACGTGATGCAGGTTACACAAACGTGCAGGATGGGCGTAGTAAGGGTAAGGCAAAAAAAGCCGAAGTGCCAAACGATGCAGCGTTAAAAGACTTTTTTACAGGTCGCTTTATCATGGGCGTAAAAGAAAGGTACGTAAAATCAGCCGAAGCAGCCAAAGCAGCTAAAGCCGAAGCCATGCCATACGTTGACCCTACTGACTCTCAGATATCCGCTAATCTAAAGCAGCAAATATCAGCCTTAAATTACTACCTAAAAACTGGCACGTTCACTACCAATGCAGGTAGAGATATTGCAAAAAATGAGGCTTTAGAAACCGCAAAAATAATACAGAAAGCCGAAGCCATAGCAGCTACAGCAGCTAAGAAAGCCGAAGCCGAAAAGGCTAAACTGTTAAAAGCAGCAGCAGCGAAAGCCAAAGCAGCAGCCGAAGCCGAAGCACTAGCAGCAGCCGAAGCACTAGCAGCAGCCGAAGCCGCAGCTGAAGAGTTGTTAAAATCCGAAGAGTTAGCCGAAGCACTAGCAGCAGCCGAAGCCATGCCAATTAGCAAGAAAGCAGCCGCAGCCATTAAGAAAGCCGAAGCCGCTATACAGAGAGCAGCAGCCGAAGCCGCAGCCTTAAAGTTAGCGGATGATAAAGCAGCAGCCGAAGCAGAAGCAGCAGCCTTAAAGTTAGCAGCCGAAGTTAATGCAGCCGCAGCCGCAACAATAGCAGCCGAAGCCGAAGCAATGAAAGCAGCCGAAGAATTAGAACGGCTTAAAGCCGAAGCAGCAAAGAAGAAAGAAAGCAATGTTAAAACCGACCCTAATGTAGTTAATAGGATTTTTAAAAATGCAATTGATAATCTAACAGAAAGCCAAGTTAGCGAATTGATCGAAAAGCTACAGGAATTTTTAGAAGCTAAAGACTAAGTTATACACGTATAACCTACCAACTACGCAAGCCCCCGAAAGGGGGCTTTTTTGTGCCCAAAATTTGCCACGCGGCAGAATTATGACTGGTGTTGGTTTACTAACGGTGGGAGGGGCGATTACAGCTCGTCCGCATGTTCTTTACGCCACGCTTAGGGTCTAGGTGCTACATTGGTATTGCTCTATATATTATCGTGCCGTAGCGAGCGTTTTTTACTTTTAGGGGTTTCTGGGTGCACGTGCTCAAAGTCGGGTAAAATCCCATCGGTAAAGTAAAGGTCGATGCTCTGTATGCCACGTAGACTGCACTTGTGAAAGAGTCCGTCGCCCTAGATTTAGCAGAGGGTAGATTAAAAAGCTCATCGGTAAAGTAATTTAAACAAGGTCGCAAGTCAGGCAGGTCGTGAGGTGAAGAAAAAAGTAGTTCTATATATATTATTTATTAATAATAATAATAATAAGAGAAAAGTATTGGTTTTTTTTATTACTCCTTTACTTGTCTTTACTTTACTTGTCTTTACTTGTCAATAGAGATTTTTTTCTCGCGCTTTTTGCTCTCATTTATCCCAATTTTACCAAAACTGAAATCTAGGCGCACTCTTACCTCCACACAGCCTATTCTATATAGTCTCAGACCTTGTTCAAATCTCTTTACGCATGGGATTTTAATATCGAGTTTTTTAAATCTAGACCGACGGACTCTTTCACAAGCACGAACTGCAAGGCATCTAGAACATCAACCTTTACTTTACCGATGGGATTTTTCAAACGCCTTTTACTGCTAATTTTTGGCGTTTTTAGTGTTTTTTACCGTTAAGGAATAAGAACTAGCATAAAGGTAGGCATAAGAACTAACATAAACTTGGGTATATTGTACCCATAACAAAGTAATTAACAGTATCATAAGAACCGTGATATAGTATTACCTCACCTTGACATTAAAACAGGAATAACATTATGCATAAGAACACGAATAACAAACAGGTATCTTTTAAGGTAGATTCTAATGTCTATGCGGTATTAAAGGTATATGCCGATTTGGACGAAAGGTCAGTGCGTAATTGGTTCGAACGCTACATAAAATCTACATTCGAAAAGGAGTATAACTCACTCCTAAATGGCATTAAACCTGACATAAACACTGGCATTAAACCTAACATAAATACTAACTCTGGTTGGGCTAAGATTGACCCCGATGAGACATTACACGGACTGGTAGATAGGACTTGGGAGGATTAACAATGGAGACTAACGAGATGATGCGTAGTATGCATACTACGCCCTTACTGACACAAGAACAGCTTCAAACTGCTATTTATTACGATGCAGACACAGGTAGTTTTGAGAGGAACGAGGGGATACTAGCGGGTAAGTTGGTAAAAATTCAAACCCAAACACCTAAAAAACTGCGTAAGCAGAACACAGGGACGTTGAAAGTAAGAGCTAAAAACTACAAATTAACTGCACCAACTGGCTATAATATTATTACTGAGAGGCGGTATACAGATGTTATAGCGAGTGGTGAGCCTGCATTTAAGCGGTATTATGCAACACGAAACCCAGACTTAACCTCTATTTATGCAACAGTAATCCACACCTATTATCTACTGCCTGTACCTGCATCTAAAGGCTACCCAATGGTAACAATACTGGGTAAGAAGTACCCAGCTCAACAGATAGCTTATTTATGGATGGGGGCAGGTGGTGATTGGGACTACTCTCAAGGGTTAGATAATGTGCAAAGGATACCAGAGCACATAACAAGTGCACCTCATGGCTTAAAGTATTACTGCCCGATAACTAATAAGCCCAAGCGTGTCCCATGCAGGGATGGTAATAAACTAAACTTAACATGGGACAATATTAAACCTAACATAATCCCCAGCTCACAGATAGCTAAAGACCCGACAACAGTTAAGAAGAAGAAGCCAAAACGTACACTACGGAGGGCTTACAGCTATGCACTTAATATAGTAGGGTCTGATGGTGCTTATACGCTTAGATTTATGGGTAGTAAGCCTTTTTATGCGTGGACATGGGAGCAAGCCTGTGCAGAGTTTGACAAAAGACTAAGTGAGATGCGAGGCGTTAAGCAGATGCTACGTGATGGTAAAGTGCTAGTGAGCAGTCATAAGGTAGACTTGACAAGGAGCGTAAAGAAGCGTATAATAGATTTAGAAGTTGAGTAAAGCGTAAAGAGTCATCCCCTTAAGGGATTGAGTAGAGGTAAGCGGCAAACCATCCGTAGTATGCATACTACGCTAACACACATAAACCTTAAATAGGACAACGACATGAAATATAAAGACTTAAGCATTGAGGCTAAGCAAGTAGCCTTAGAACACCACTCGAATAATGCGGCAGACTATGAGTGGGATGAGGATATTAAAGCGGATTGGGTAGAGAAGTTAGAGAGTGTGGGTATCTACACAGATATAAATAGTATTACGTGGACAGGCTTCTGGTCACAGGGGGATGGTGCATCATTCACAGGCAGTATTAATTTAAAAGAATTTCTTGAAGCTCACCCCGATATAAAAAATAACAATCGAGCCTTATATATAACAACAATCCCTTTTAATGGGGAGGCTCAGTGCGATTGGTACATAGACTTAAACAAATCAAGTAGCCGCTACCACCACGAACATACTGTGGGTATAGATGTATCAGATAGGGGATGTACCCTGACAGATGAGGATGAAATGGAATCCCTATGGGTAGATGCAGAAGAAGAGATACTCGACCAATGTCGTAGATATATGAAGGACATATATAGGGCATTAGAAACAGAGTATGAGTATATTACAGGAGAGGAAGCTCTTATCGAGAGGGATGCTGATTATGCCGAGGATGGGCAGGAGACGATTTGCTTTGGGGAGTTCCTATGATAGGTATCTGCTGGGCACGGACGGACAAAGACCCTACTACCCCAAACCTAACTAAGGGTAAGTGGTATATGAATACCAAGTGGGATGAGGAAGGATCTGTTATGTGGATTGCTAATGATGTGGGGAGTGAGTGCCTCATAATACTGGAAGGGTTTGGTGCTCAGTGTGCCTACCTGCAATCAGGAGATGTATGGGAGGTAGTAAGAGAACTACCTAAAGATTAAAAAGAACAGCGTATATCGGATTGTGGCTGAGTCGTTATAACAACCGAGGCTAGAGGATGGGCAACCTATTAAATGATGTAACCCCGCCTATTGCTCTAGCACCCAACCAACTTAACCGTAGTATACATACTACACACAACACACTATAGGACACGACAATGAACAACTTAAACAAAACATTATTAACATTGGCACTCGTAGCTTTAAGCTCAGTTGCTACCTACGGCTGGATGGAACAGTCATATGTTAAATTAGAAGCTACAAAGTCAGGCACGTTTATTATCACTAAGGGGCACATCTACGAGCTAGTAGAGCTGGATAAGCCAGAGCCTTTTATTAACAGCTACAAGAATGAGGCAGTACGATGAATAGTTTAATAAAGAGAAGTTTGGTATACACCACTGAAGACGGTAAAGTATTTAATAAAGCCTGTGATGCAGAGAACCACGTTAAGACAATGAACGTGATAGCGAATTGCTTTCTTAGTCAGGATGACTACAAGACTATCAGTATGTTAGTTAGGGATTTTAAAATCGTTGAAAGAGACGAGGATGAGGAAGATTACTTTAAATATGAATGGGAGGGTAAAAAAAATGAACTTTATTAATAAAGACCAGCGGCAAAGGCAGGACTACCTTGATATGCTGGATAGGAAAGCAATACGGATTGAAGAGCATCGGGTTATAGTATTAGGGTGTGTGGCGTGTATGCTGACCATCGTGATGCTAGTATCAATAGGCTGCCTATAGTACGTCTGACAGGGCTTGACAAGTAGGTTATAGTAGTGTATAATATATCTTAGAAATTGAGTAAAGCAGGACGGTTTCACCACTACCGATTGAGTGGTTGCAGATAGCGTAGTATGCATACTACGGGAGATAGACATGAGAAAGATTACTAAGGATGCTGCTGATTCATTTCATGCAGATAAGAATTTTAAACACAGTAACACACAAGTTATTGTAGAGGACGGTGTTACAAGGATGTATCTATTCGGCAATCTGATAGCACAGCGTACCCCACTGGCTACTACCATAACAACAGACGGGTGGATGACCGACACAACTAAGGAACGGCTTAATGCACTTAACGGTGTGCATATCAATCAAGAGAAAGGCAAGTGGTATCTCAACGGTGAGCCTTGGAACGGTGACAACGTCATCATCGGTGCATTTGGTATTTTTAAATATACTTGATATAATGGTTTTGTGCCTAGGGGTTGCTCCCGAACAATAGATTGAGCGTCTATAGGGCACATACCTTTCAGCTCATACCTACTCAGAGGTTGACATGCAAGACATCAAAGAACATTTATCGTATGACCCACTCACTGGTGAGTTCACTTGGCTTAAACCTACAGCTCATCGTGTAAAGGTTGGGGATACCGCAGGGTATATACATAGTAGGGGGTATGTACATATAAACTATAAAGCTAAACCTTACAAAGCACATAGATTAGCGTGGGTTTTACATTATGGGTTACTACCTAAGTATAAGATAGACCACATCAACGAGATTAAACATGATAACCGTATCAGTAATCTTAGGTTAGACATACATAGGCAGAACAAACAGAATGTAACTATACCTTCTAAAAGTAATACATCAGGGTATACAGGGGTAAGCTTTCATAAAACCGCTGGTAAATGGGCAGCTAATATTTATAACAGGGATACTCAAATATACTTAGGGTTATACGACACACCAGAGGAGGCACATGAGGCATATCTTACGGCAAAGCGTGAGCTACATACATTCTGGGTAGAGAACAAATAGAGCACCCATCATCAGCAGTCATAAGGCTTTCACCCCTAGCCTTTTAATAGGGGTTGTAGTTAGGAGAATAACATGAACGTAAAATCATTAAGCAGTAGTGCAATGCTGGTATCTTTGTCCATATCATTGTGGACAGCTCGTAAGTTAGATAAAAAAGTGTCTAACGATGTAGACATCAGCAACTCAACCATGACTAAGGCTGGTAACTACCACAAAAACTTACTAGCAGGTGACGACTCACTGGCAAGTATACAGAAGTTAGCAGGGCTTATTAGAACCTACCACATGACACAAACCAGCCCTTGGAATGACAACGGGGATCGATTACTGACCACCTCACAGTTCTTTGATTACAAGAAAGAGATGGCACGTCTCGAGAAGCAGTATTGGGATTTGGTTAAAGACTTCGTTGCAGGCTATGGCACAAGGATAAGTGCGGCTGCTTTTCAATTAGGTAGTTTGTTTGATAGAGATGAGTACCCTGATGTAGATCAGGTTATCAGTAAGTTTGGCTTTAAGGTCAACTATGCACCACTACCTGAGTCTGGGGACTGGAGGGTAGACATTAATAACGAGGGTCTTAATGACCTCAAGGACTCATACGATAAGTTATACGAGTCTAACCTAGAAAAGATTAGTGTAGACAACTACGACCGCTTGTTTAAAATACTAACCAAACTTAGCTTTGGACTACGCACTAACGAGGACGGTACTAAGGGTAAGATATACGAGTCTGTCCTTGATAATGCTAAGGAGTTGTGCAGTCTATTGACACACTTCAACGTCAAGAATGATACGCAGTTGGAAGCTATGCGTATCCAGTTAGAGGACAATATCACAGGTATTGATGTTAAGGATATTAAAGATTCGGATTACGTTAGGGTTACACTCAAGCGTGAAGTAGACTCAATTTTAGATAAGTTTTAAGGAGCAGTCATGGGTTATCGTAGCGATGTGGCGTATGCAATACGCTTTAAAAACAAAGAACACCGTATTAGGTTTATGGCGGCTCAAGCAATCGACCCTTTAATTAAGCTGGAGGAGTTTAAGTTAGTAGGTGATGACGTAGTGCTACTACACTTTGAGGATGTTAAGTGGTATTCAGACTATGAGGATGTTAAGTGTCATGAACGGTTACTTGAGGAGGCTAAAGAACAAGACTGTGGTTGGGAATTCTGTAGAGTAGGTGAGG